GAATTGACACTAAACGCAGGTTTTTTAATTCTCTTGGTATATTTCTTCCTTACTTTCTTAAATTTTCTGTTCTTTCTTTTTTCCAAATATTCTTTAACATTTATTAGTCTCTTTTGTCTTGGCCCTTTTACTTGCGTTTTTAGTCTATCCTTTGATATATCAATTTTTTCAAGTCTTTTAGTTAATGCATCATCAGCTTGATCAAGTTTTCTTCTATCTTTCCCACCAGAAACTGCTTTTCTAGAATCTGCTACTGATTTTTGAATTACACCCGAAATTGATTTGAGTTTTCCAGTGCCATCATCTGAATCACGTTTACCTCCACCAGCAAATGCTAAGAGTCCTAATCCAAGAAGGCCACCACCTATCATAAGACCTTTACGTTTTTTATCCTCTGGATCTGGTATCTTTATATCTTCAATTTCTTTTGTATTATCTTTTATAAATTTTAAAAAAGTTCTATAGTCACTTTTTCTTTCAAATTTCAATCTTGAAATTTTATTTTTTTGAGAAAAAGGATTTAACTTCTCAACAACTTTTTTAACTGGTGAATTTGAAAATAACATTCAATTACCCCATATAAACATTGAGAATATTCTTCGCTGAACCTCTTTCCATTGACATATCACTATCCAATGGGCTGTAAAACGCAACATCTATAATACCAGAATCTGGTGGTGCAGAAGATACATTATTATTATTATTTACTCCACTCCCTCTCTTATTATCCGATCCTCCACCACCATAGATGTTTAAATCTCCTTTTTTATTTTTTGATGATGGTTTAAATTTTAAAACATCTCCAAAACGATTTTTAAATTCTTGTATGTTTCCACTTTGAGTAGCATTAATATCAAACTGCTCTGGTAGAACTTTAAATTCTTTTGTTCCAATATCTGATTTTTTTGCTTTTATATAATTCAATACGTCCTCATAAAATCTTGTTTTTCCTTCATCTGGAAAACGTCCAGCAAGTCTTGATGATCTTAAAACTTCAAATTCAAGTGCGTCTAAATTCTTAGGAGAATTTTCAACAAAATTTGTCACTGTGATTAATCTCTTATCAGCAGTCATATTGTTGTATCCAGTTGGAACTGGAGTTCCACCCAAGAATTTATTTGCAAAAAACTTAGCAGTAAAGGCTGGAACTACTGCAAACGCACCAAAATCTCGTTCAATATTTTCAAACTTATCACCAGTTTTTAAATAAGTTTGTGCTTGCTCTAATCTTTTAATTGCAGAATTTATTTCTGCTTTGCCCATAATATCGAAGAAACTTAATTCTGATCTTTGTAATTTTAAGTCATTAATTCTTCCTTGTATTTCATCAATTTGATTTGTAACAGCTTTTTGAACAGCATCATCTCTTGAAAGTTTATCATCAGACTCTAAGAGAGAAACAATATCATCACTAATACTTTCATCAGTTTCATCTATTAACTCTGGAAGACCACCTGGCATAAGTGTTTTAGAAGCAGTTCTTTTTATAATTTTTTCTATGATTGGTGTGAGTTGATCTATATTTTCATCCAAAAATTTAAAAAACTTTCCTACATTATTAGCAAGTAGAAATGTAATACCTCCAGTAGCTAATCCTATGAGTGAACCCAGTATTACTTTACCAAGCAATCCACCCAATAATCCTTTTCCAAGAAATCCAGCTACTCCACCTAAAAGTCCTCCTATACCACCACCTTTAGACATCTCTGCAACTTTCTTTTTCAATGTTTTTGCCATTTCAAAAGTACTCATCAAAGAATCTCTAATTGACTTCAGATTTTTTTTGAGAATCTTAGTTGTTTTCTTTGAACCAAAAAATTCAACATAGTTCATTGCAAATTTTTGGTCTTTATCTAATCCTTTGGATATCGTTTGCGTTGACTCTTGTACCTTATTGACACTATTTCTTGCAGCAGTAATCAGTCCCTTACTTATAGGATTTGACGCAATCCCACTTACAGGTTTACTAATTGTTCTAGGTTGGATTAAAGGTTTAATCATTTACATGCTTGCTTGTTTTGCTTTCAAATTTTCTTCTTCAATATATTGATTTAGTAACCCTAGATAGATATCTCTTTCCCAAGGCATCATATTTTCAATTTCAGTCAAAGAGTATTTATGGTGCTGCATCAAGGCAAAGTTTAGTTTAAAGTATGACTCAAGATCCATGTGAGCCATAACTATTCGAAAAAACTTGTTATACCCTCCAGTTTCACATCACTTTCAACTTTTGTATTTGGATTAGTTACTTTAATTGTATGAGATAATTTTGGCATGGTCTCAAAAAAATCTTCAATTTGTTTAAATTGTTTAGAATCTAAAGTTCCTAACCAATCATTCAATTCTTTTGCAGTGCAATCACTTGCTGACCATGATTCTTCCGCACTAAAAACCATGTCAATGCAAGATGCGATCATTTTAAATGAATCTTCAATTGTTACTTTTTCATCTTTAGTAATTGCAAAATTAGTTTCAACGAATTGATTTAGTGATGGATACTTCATTCTTAATGTATAAACTCCATCTAAGTTTATGTCACGAGTATGGTTTTCACTCTGTTCTACTTTAATTTCGTCAATATAAATTTTAACTGGAACTGTTGTAGTCCCGTCATCAGGACAAGTGACAATCAAATCTACGGATTCACCTACAGATTTCCCTCGAATGTTTAGAAAAATGTATTCAATATCAAATGTAGGGAGTTCATCTATTTTAATTCCTCTTGTGCTTATGCAAGATTTTAAAGTAGATTTTACTGCATCTGTTATTTGTTTTTGATCTTCACTCTCTAGTGCGAGAATTAGTATTTTTTCTTCTTTAACAAGAAAGGGTCTATATTTTATTTTTTTCCCCGTCGATGGTAAAACCAACTCATAAGTCGGGGTCGCTATTTGTGGTAAAGGCATAATATTTTATTCAGTATTGTATATAGCAAGGTTTTAGTAACCTCCGTAGTAACCTCCACCACCACCTTGGTTGCCACCGCCACCTTGGTTTTGTTGTTGGTTATTGTTATTTTGTTGTTGCTGCTGTTGATTGTCTTCCTCTTGTTGTTGCTGCTGTTGATTGTCTTCCTCTTGTTGTTGCTGTTGCTGATTATTTTCCTCTTGTTGCTGTTCCTGTTGTTCCTCGGCAGGATTTATTTCTGTAACTGGATCACCAATAATACTACTACCAGATAAACTGTCTGCGATTGTATCGTATATTATAGCATGTGGTGCACTGACATGTTCCGCACCAACCATCTTCACACCCATATGTTCATGATATGGCCCATAATATGGTTTACCACTTATGTATCCCACTGGTGATGTTGGATTTGGATCACTAGCAGTAGGTGTTATTTCACTTCCAATTCTTCTTGGTCTGAGAGGATTCACTTGAGTCAATTGATTAGTAGTTGAAAGTTTTTCTCTGACTGATTGTTGTGCATTACCATGTTTCTCAATTGTATGTCTTAAGTAACTAAACACAACTGTCACCTGTAAAATACTACTACCATCATAAGACATTGGAACAGCGTTAAGATCAACAGGAAAAGTATCAATAAAACGATAAGTTAATAGTGGCATATTTTTAAATGTATTATTCTTATCATTTGGATTTTGTAGAAAGTCTCTTTCAAATTTTGTGATTGATATCATCCTACGATAATCATCTGGATATCTAAATCTTGAATATGTATTTCTTTCTTGATACGCATTTAATTGACTTGCCTCAGATCCATCATACCTACCATTTGATTCATTATATACTGGATTGATATAATTCATCCACTCTTCAAACATACGTAATACATTATAATCATTATCAATATAAAATGTTAAATCAAATTGATTATATATTCTTCTTGATGCAAACCTTTCTATCATTCCTTGACGGCTTCCCATCTCCTCTGAAACATCGAAAGATGCACCAGGTAAAGATGCCTGAGAACATAAGAAATCATATTTTTCGCTTGTTGAAGTTACATCATTAAACAACCCACAATTAGTTAAGTATTCAAACAGTCCTAAATTATTTCCAATACTGCTTCTACGCACAAGATCTAACGATACCTTGAACTGACTTGATATCGCAAGTTTTGAAAATATCGGACTTGCGTTAGGTATACTTAAGTGTAAATCTTCTGATCTTATTTCCATCTAAATAGTTTTTAAATTGATCCTGATAATATATGTATGTCATATAAAGGAAAATATTACCCAAGATACCCGAAAAAGTATAAAGGAAATCCCCAAAATATTATTTATAGGTCTTTGTGGGAAAGAAAATTTATGAACTACTGTGATTTGAATGAAACAATTAGTGAATGGCAGTCAGAAGAATTTTGGATTCCTTATCGCTCTCCGATTGATAATCGTATTCATCGTTACTTTCCAGACTTCTTTGTAAAGTATATTGATAAAAAAGGAAACAAAAGAACTATGGTTGTTGAAGTCAAACCAAAGAAAGAAACAAAGATGCCAAACGTGAATCCCAAGAAAAGAACAAAGGCATGGGCTCAATCAGTGCAAACATACGCAGTCAATCAAGCAAAATGGAAAGCAGCACGAGAGTTCTGTGCTGATCGTAACTTTGAATTCAAAATAATGACTGAAGATAATCTAGGTATCAAATGACTATTGGAGAAGATATAAGAGAAAGAGCACGAGGTGTTGCTAATACAGGGCCAGATTGGTACGCAAATGAATTGTATGCTGAACTTTCCAATGTTGCAGAGACTCGTTTTCCTGAAATTGGAGAACTTTGTTTCTTCTCATACACTGCTCAGTTTCCAGATAAGTATCCATACTATGACCGTAGACCACTTGTATACGTAATGGATTTTCAAGAAGATAAACTACTCGGT